GTCATTCAACGTCGATGGACGCCCAATCTATAACGCACTTCAACCACAAAACGCAGCTGGTAACGCACAGCCACGTTCATTGCGCGGTTCAGTAAATGGAATCGATCTCTGGGTTGATACTGCACTTACAGGTACAGGCGACAATTCAATGTATGTCATCAACCGCGATGCATACACATGGTACGAATCTCCACGCTTAGAGCTTCGCACCAACTTCATCAATGATGGAAGCATCGGAATCTTGCTCTACGGCTACGGCGCAACTGCAACAAAAATTGCAGCAGGCGCATACGCGTTCGCGGACTAATTCCAATCAATCATCGACTGGTTCGCTCCCGAGCCAGTCGAGCAGAATAGGAGATCAGAAATGCCAGATATCATCACGGCTGAAGAGCTGCGCACGGTACTTGGCGTTTCTGAATCTCTTTATTCAGATGCTTATCTTGACCAAATAATTGATTCAGCTGAACTCACAATTCTGCCTTTACTGACGCAATACCAATCAGCCATCGCGACGACTCGCATTAGTAATGGGGTGGCATATTTCACCACTATCCGTCCATGCTACTTTGCGGTGGGTCAGTCAGTCGTGGTGGCTGGTTGCGGCGAACTTGATGACACTTATGAAGTCACAGCACATTCATATAACCCATATGAATTTACAGCAATCACTGCTGAAGCCAATCGCGTGCTTAACGCAATCATTCCTGCTGGAAGTGCAACCCTAGAAGGCGCATCAGCTGCCGAACTCTATGCAAACGTGCCACCAGTCAAATCTGCAATTCTTGTCGTTTCAGTTGAAATCTTTCAATCGGTTACAGCTTCAGGCAATATGACAGTCAGCGAAAACTTTCAGCCATCACCATTCGTTTTAGGTCGCTCACTCCAGAGCAGAGTAATAGGGCTACTCAGTCCATTCATAGACGTCGAAACTATGGCGCAATGACGATTCAATCAGATGTCCGCGCTCCCCTAGCAACAGCCTTAGAAGGCGTCACAGCTTCGGTTTATCAATCACCACCAGAAACAATCATTGCTCCAGCTTGCGTGATCATTGCCGATTCTCCTTATATGGAAAGCAACTTAATCAATGGCGCAGTGACAAAGGTTCAACTCAATTTCATCATTTCGGCAGTCGTCGCATATAACAACAACGCAGGGGCGCTAGACGGCTTAGAGCAGCTCTGCATTCAGATTCTCGGTGCAATGCCAGCGGGATACGTGGTCGGGAACGTGGAACGTCCAGCGATCATGAACGTGGGAACTGGGTCATTCTTGATGGCTGACATTTCAGTTTCAACTTACTACACACAGGAAAACAACTAGGAGACATCATGGCAACGACTATCATCACTGGCAGAGATATCACTTTCACAATTGACGGTGAGAATTTCGATGCCCAAGCAACTTCAGCAACTCTTTCAGTCGCTTCAACCATCAACACTTATCAGACACTTGATGGCAAGGCTTACTACACGACAGACACTCAAGGAACTTTCGCTGTCAATATGTTGCAGGACTTCGGTGCTGTTTCATCACTTTGCGAAGCTCTATGGAATGCAGCTGCATCAGCTCCTAACACACCACTTCCAGTGACTTTCACAGTCGCGGGCGTGGCTTATGTGTTCAGCGTTCAGCCAATCTTCCCAGACTTGGGCGGAACTGCACCAGATGCATTGACTGCATCTCTTTCATTCACTTGAGTAACAACTCCAGCACTGGACTAATCGAAGGGAATCGGGAGCATGAAACTAGCAATCACAATCGAATATCAAGGCGGTACGTCAGAGACTTATACGGCTCAGCCACCTGAATTCGCAAAATGGGAAACCAAAACGGGTTTCATCATTTCGCAGATGCAGGACAAGGTGGGAATCGGTGATCTCATGTTCTTGGCTTATCACGCCATGAAACGCGAGTCAGCGGGCAAGCCAGTCAAGCCATTCGAATCGTGGATGGAGACAGTCGCGGAAGTGACAGTCGGCGAGACTGAAAGCCCAAAAGCTATCGCGTCGGAAGCCTAAACCGAATGCTCATGGACTTGGCTCTGGCAACAGGGCTAAGTCGGAGCGAATTCATTACTGCTGAAGACGTATTGACTGCCATCGAGATTCTGGAGAAGCGAAATGATTGAAGAACCAATCGCTTATGACAAAACGGATCTTCGTGGCATATACAAAGCTTTCAAAGGCATGGACGAAGAAGCTATCGCAGCTGCTAAACGCGAATCCAATGCACTGGCGACTTACCTTCAGGGCAAGATTGGTGAGACTGCTGCCAACTCTTACAACAGGGTTGCGCCACTAATCGCTGCTGGTTCACGTGTTTCAAAGTCTGCAAAGACTGGTGAAATCTCCTACGGCTTTGCATCGCAAAAACTTTCAGGTGGCGGAACGACTCAGCAACTCTGGGGCGGTTATGAATTCGGTTCCAATAAATTTCATCAATTCCCAGTGTGGTCAGGAAAACAAGGTCGTGGATCTAAAGGATGGTTCGTTTATCCGACCCTGCGTGCCGAACAGCCATACATAATCAATGAATGGGAAAATGCATTCAGTAGAATTCTAAAGGAGTGGGATTGATGGCAACTGGATCACGTACACTCAAACTCTCGATTCTTGCTGATGTAGATCAGCTCAATAAATCACTTAAAGCTGCAAATGGTGACGTTGAAGATTCATCCAATAAGATGCTGGATTTCGGCAAAAAGGCTGGTCTGGCATTCGCCGCAGCTGCTGCCGCTGCTGGAGCCTACGCAATCAAAATCGGCGTTGATGGTGTCAAGGCTGCAATCGAAGATGAACAGTCACAATCAAAACTCGCGTTGGCGCTACAAAGAGCAACTGGCGCAACGAATGAACAGATTGCTGCAACAGAATCATCAATTCTCAAAATGTCACTTGCCACTGGTGTGGCTGATGACAAGCTTCGTCCAGCTCTTTCACGTTTAGCCATTTCAACTGGCGACATATCTAAAGCTCAGGATCTATTAAGTGTTGCACTTGATGTCTCAACTCAAACAGGCAAACCACTTGAAACCGTAGCCAATGCAATCGGTAAAGCATACGATGGCAACACTGCTGCGCTTGGAAAACTAGGAATTGGTCTTTCATCAGCAGAACTCAAAACGATGGACTTCACACAGGTTCAGCAACGCTTAACTGATCTATTCGGTGGAGCAGCCGCTAAGAATGCGGAAACATTTCAAGGACGCATGGATGTTCTCAAGACAACTCTCAATGAAGCAAAAGAAACTATCGGCTATGCGTTGCTTCCAATTCTTGAAAAGCTTGTCGGTTACTTTACAGAATACGTGGTTCCAATAGTTGAGAAGCTTTCAAATTCTTTCGGAAGCAAAACTAGTGGCTTATCTGGCTACATCACTGATCTTGGAAACACAATCACAGCGGTATTCGTTCCAATATGGAATGGACTTGTTAAAGCTTTCAATTCAGTCAAGGGAGCTGTGCAGGATAACTTCGCAGCATTCGCTGAACTTGGTGGATATATTCAGCAATATCTTGCGCCAATCATCGGAACTGTTCTGGGTGGTGCATTCGAAATTGTGGGCAAAATTGCAAGCGGTGTCATAACTGTCGTTGGCGGAGTTGTTAGAGCAATCAACGCGGTCATAGGTGTAGCAATTGATGGCATCAATGCACTAATCAAGGCATACAACGCCATTCCTCTATTGCCTAACATTCCACTGGTATCGAAGCCAACATTGACAACCCCAACGATTACAGCGCCAAGCGTTCCTTCAGTTTCGACAAAGCTTCCAACGATTTCAACTCCTAGCGGAGTCAGTGGATCAACAGTAAGCGGAACAACTGCCACAACCGCTGCCGCTGCCACTATTGCAGACATTGCAGCTGCTGCTGGTGGAACCAATGGCGTTGCTGGTGCTGGAACAACAGATGCTCAAAACTGGGCGCGCATCACAGAAATTGCAGCAGTAGCTGGAGCAACAGCAGCATCAGTAAATACAAACACACTTGCTGGAATTATGGCTGCATCGGGAACAACCGTGAATCTCACAGTCAACGGCGCAATAGATCCAGAATCCACAGCTCGCACAATTGTGGACACATTGAACAATTCTTCCTATCGCGGCACTAATGGCGCGGCTAATCTGGTTTATTTATGACGCTCTGGAATCCAATCTGGCGCGTGACTATCAATGGCACGGTTTACACCAATTTCGCTCTGGCGAATCTGACTATTACTTCAGGGCGCGTCAATATCTATGAGCAAGCCAATGCTGGTTACATCAATCTTCAACTCATCAACCTTGAACAGACTCCAATTAACATTCAGATCAATGATTCAGTCACTATTGAATTGCAGGATTCAACAGCCGCGTTCACTCCAATCTTCGGTGGAACTATCACGGACTTCACCATTGCAGTCGGTGCAACTGGCAACGTCGGAATCAATCAGACTATTTCAATCATTGCTCTGGGCGCACTTTCAAGATTGCCAAAAGCTCTTACAGATGGTGCGCTTGCTCCAGCTCATGATGGAACTCAGATTCTGGAAATCTTGCAAGATTTATTGCTCAACAACTGGTCAGAGGTTCCAGCAGCCTTGACATGGGCGACTTATGATCCAACAATTGATTGGGCGCACGCTGAGAATGTTGGACTTGGTGAGATTGACACTCCAGGTGATTATGATCTTGCAGCTCGCACGGCTGATAGAACTGACATCTATTCGCTCGTCTCAGCTCTGGCAACTAGCGGGCTTGGCTATATTTATGAAGATGCGCAAGGTCGCATCAGTTATGCAGATTCGACACATCGAAGCCAGTATTTAGCCACTTATGGATTCACCGATGTTTCAGCTGCGCAAGCTCTTTCAAGCGGTATTTCAATCATCACACGTGCTGGAGATGTTCGAAATTCCATAAGTCTTCGCTATGGATCTAACTCAGCCAATGAAACGACACCACTAGAAGATGCGGCATCAATTTCAACATATGGTCGGCTTGCTCAGATCATCACAACAACTCTAAAAAATCACACAGATGCCGATAACCAAGCGGCTTTCTATTTATCGTTGCGCGCTTATCCACAGCCAATGTTTAACCAAATTACTTTTGAATTGACCAATCCAGAACTTGACGATTCAGATCGTGACTCACTTATCAACATCTTCATGGGTCTGCCACTTCAGATTCTAGATCTTCCATTGAATATGTCTTCAGGGGTTTATCTTGGTTTTGTTGAGGGATGGACATTCCGTGCAGGTTACAACTCAGTTTCGGTGACGGCTTTGCTTTCACCAGTGGCGTTCAGTCTTCAGGCAATGAAATGGCTAGACGTTGCACCCGTAGAAAAATGGAACACAATCACACCAACTCTCGATTGGGCAAATGCCCTAGTCGTGGCATAAGGAGAAAATATGAGCAATCCAACAACCCCGTTCAGTTGGCAGATGCCGACATCAACGGACTTGGTGACGGATTTACCAGCAGACTTCGAAGTCTTTGGTCAAGCTGTTGCCACTTCAATGGCTGATTTATTAGGTGGCACAACTGGTCAAATCCTGTCAAAGACTTCCAATACCGACATGGATTTCACTTGGATTGCCAATGATCAAGGCGATATCACCGCGGTGAATGTAACATCCCCAATCACAGGTGGTGGAAGTGCGGGCGCAGTAACGGTGGGAATTCAAGATGCATTGACTACGCAAAAAGGTGCAGTGCAGCTTTCAGACTCAACATCGACAACTTCGTCAATCTTGGCAGCTACACCTACGGCAGTGAAATCGGCTTATGACTTAGCCAACACTGCCAACACTACGGCCACTGCTGCTGTTCCAAAATCAACTGTCACAGCGGCTGGGGATGTAATTTACGCAACTGGCTCTGGTGCGGTAACACGTCTTGGAATTGGAACTGCTGGTCAGGTTCTTACAGTCAATGCTGGAGCAACTGCACCATCGTGGGCAACTGCCAGTGGTGGTTTTGGCACACTTACCGCATACACACCTACTTGGACAGGAATTACACTCGGCAATGGTACATTTTCTCAAGTTGGCTATTCAACAAGCGGCGATTTAGTTTGGTATTTTGGTCAATGTTTATTCGGTAGTACCACTACTTATACTGGTGTTTTCAAATTATCTTTACCAGTTAATGCCGTTGGTCAAGGTTCAGGTATTTGGTCTAGAAATCCAACAATGTGGGCAACTTTTACAGATACTTCAACTGGCTATTCTTATCCCTCCTTTACGGCTATGGAAAGTGCCAACCCTGCAACAAAATTGGTTTTTGGTTCGACATTAACAAATGGTGCTTATTTACAAAATCAAGCACAAGAGATTCAACAAACTGTACCAATCACTTTTGACACGGGCGATGGAGTATTTTGGTCAGTAATTTACAGGAAGGCATAATAATGAAAGAACAAAAAATGGCTTGGATTCAAGAAGCAGATATTGCAGATGAATGGCGTTGGGAAAGAATTCGCCTATACCGAGATGATTTATTGAAGGCATCAGATTGGCGCATGGTTGAAGACGCTCCGTGGGATAAAACTGCTTGGGCTACTTATCGCCAACAGCTTCGCGATTTACCATCAAAATCAGCTGATCCGATGAAAATCAAATTCCCAGATGAGCCAGTTGCTTAGTCACAACGGATGGAAAGCATCAAAAGATGCAGGTGAAATCCACATCATCAGCGTTCTAATCGAGGGAACAAAGGTCAAGGTGCGATGCGCGAAAGCGGTCGCGCCATTGATTGCTGGATTCTGCAAAGAATTTCACCAGCTAATTGAACCCATTGATGGAGGCGCGCTGGATGATTGGGGTTATGCGTTTAGAATGATACGAGGCAGCACTGACAAGCTGAGCAATCACTCGTCTGGAACTGCGATTGATCTAAACGCTACGAAACACCCGCTGGGCAAGGTTGGCACATTCCCACCAGAGAAGGTTCCAATGATTCGCGCCCTAGCTAAGAAGTACGGCTTGAAATGGGGCGGCGATTACAAAGGCAGAATTGATGAAATGCACTTCGAAATCGAATTGAGTGAAGCGAAGGTCGCGGCACTCATCGGGAGCTTGAAGCTAGGAGAGAACTAATGGATCAAGCTAAAGCAATGCTGGCATCATGGGCGCGCAGCTCTATCGCTGGTGCGTTGGCAGTATGGATGACGGGCAATCAGAATCCGAAAGATTTAGCAATGGGCTTAGTCGCTGGACTTGTTCCAGTCTTGGCGCGTTGGGCTAATCCAAACGATGTAGCTTTCGGTAACAAGAAGTGAGCGTAGGCGAATGGACGGCAGTCGGTGGGCTTGTCATTGCGGTGCTGACTGCCATCTATTCGTCAATGCGATTCATGG